TGAAGGGCTTGAGGACTGGGACTGCCCTGCCTTCAACGAGGTGTTGGTGCAGAAGCAAATCACCGACCACCTCACCAACGGCGTCATCACCATCCCTGAATTCCACCACTACTGTGAGCGCCTGGTGAAGATTCTCCAGCGGCGCGGGAGGCTTGCGGCATGAGTACGCCAATCGTTAAATCCCTGATCGACGAGCAGCTGGACGACATCGAACGGAAGCTGGCTGTGATGGGCTTCGGGCTTCCATTCAATGAGGTGCTTGGCCTCCCGCGCGAGACCCCAGTTTGCGATCTGACAAAGCGCTTGGCGCCGACGCAGAAAGGGCGACGAATTGCGGTGAGGGTTCGGCCGTGAGCTTTTACGAAGACAACATCGAAGACGGCTCTCACTGCATGAGCTGCTGCGAATTCATCGGCGATGACGTGGGCTACCCGCGTGCTTGCCGGAACTGCGGCGGTGAAGGCAGCGAGCCAAACGCCGAAGGCCACAAAAAACGCATGAAGGCAGAAGCCATGCAGCGCTTTGATGTGTGGCTTTCGAAGGCTGGCCTGCCTTACAAGAAGCACAACAACGGCTTCCACGTCGTTCTGACGCTTCCGGATGGCCGATGCATCGACGTCTGGCCCAGCACGAAGAAGTGGCAGCTCCGCGGCGACCGCATTAGCCGAAACGCAAAGGCGCTGCATGACCTGGTGTTAAAGCAGTTGAGGCCGTGGCTATGACCCGTTACCAGCACGCAAAGCGCTGGGCATTCTGGCGCGGCAGCTTCTTCACCCTGCTCTTCTGCTCAGCCTGGATGATCGCCAGCGCTTACGCACCGCACTGATTCAACCCCCACCCTATTCAATCGCAGCGCCCCGGCACACGGATGGCGCGGGAGACTCCGCATGTCTGCAGAAAAAGAACTGATCGTTGCGCCGCCACAGGAAACAGCACTGGCCGTCTACAGCGCACCGAAGGGGCTTGAGCCTTGGCTGCAAAAGATCCGCGTCGAGGTCGACGCCTTCAACGCAACGCTGCCCGAGCTGAACACGGTCAAGGGTAGAAAGCTGTACGCCTCGATGGCCTACAAAATTGCCCAGACCAAGACGGCTCTGGAAAAGGTCGGAATGGCACTGTCCGCTGAGCAGAAGGAGGTGCCGAAACGAATCGACGCCGAGCGCAAGCGCGTGTGGGACATCCTTGAATCATGGCAAGCCGAGGTGCGTAAGCCGCTGGATGACTGGCAAGCCGCCGAGGATGCTCGGATTGATCGCCACCAGGACCAAATTCAATGGCTTGAGGGGCTGGCGAATGTCGAGACACTTTTTGCCCTTGGCATTCGGGACAAGATCGAAAGAGTCGAATCTTTCATTGTTGACGAAGGTTTTGAAGAGTTTGAAGCCGATGCACTTAAGGCCAAGGCGAAAACCTTGGAGTTTTTGCGGGCTGCGCTGACCCGGCAGGAAACCTACGAGGCTGAACAGGCTGAACTGGAGCGGCTGCGCGAGGAAGCGGCAGCGCGAGCGAAGGCTGATCACGAAGCCGCAATTGCCCGCGCGGCCTCTGAGAAAGCTCAGCGCGAGGCTGACGAGCGTGCCGCTGCAGAATTGGCGGCAGCCGCAAAGCGCGAGCAGGACCTGAAAGACCAGGCCGCCGCCCAGCAGCGCGCCTCAGAACTTGCTGCCAAGGAAGCAGCTGCAAAAGCTGAATACGATCGTATCCAGCTGCAAGTAAAAGCAGAAGAGGCTGTCCGCGCTGCCGCTCAGGCTGAGGCCGATAGGCATGCCGCCATCCAGAAGGCCGAGCAAGATCGCGTCGCCGCCGAGAAACGCCAAGCCGCAGCGGTTGAGCAGGCTCGATTGGCCGAGATTGCACGCCAGGAGGCCGAAGCCGCCGAAGTGTCCCGCCAGCAAGCCGCCCGCGAAGCCGATCAGGCGCACAAGATCAAAGTTATGGGCGCTGCCAAAGAGGCATTGATCGGCATGAATATCAGCGAGGAACTGGCGAAGGCCATCGTTCTCAAGATCTGCCGCCGCGAAGTGCCCCACGTCACCATTAATTTCTGAGGAGGACGTCATGTCCACCGAAATCATCATGCCGGAGCAGCGCCGTCAGAACGTTGCGCCAATCTCCAGCGACCACAGCATCATGGCGGTTATCAGCCGTGCGGCCGCCGATCCTACCTGCGACATCGAGAAGATGGAGCGCCTGCTCGCCATGCACGAACGCATGCAGGCCAAGACGGCTGAACAGGCATTCAACGCAGCGATGGCCCAGATGCAGTGCGAAATCCCGACTGTGTTCGAAGCTGCGGTCAACCTGCACACCGGCAACGCCTACGCCACCCTGGACGACATTTCCCGGATCGTGAAGCCGATCATGCAGAGGCACGGCTTCGCGATCACCTTCAAGGTCGAGAACCTCGACAAGGCGATCAGCGTGACCGGCATCTTGATGCACCGGGACGGGCACCGCGAGCAAACAACGATGACCCTGCCGGCCGACATCGGCAAAGGCAGGAACGATGTGCAAGCGGTTGGATCATCGACCACCTACGGCAAACGCTACGTCATGAGCGCCCTGCTGAACATCACAACTGGCGAGACGCGGGACGACGATGGTCAGTCGTCAGACGGTTCCGACTGCGCCGACATGCGGGCTCAGGCAGTCGCGGACATCATCGAGCGGGTCGAGCAAACCAAATCGCCTGACGAGCTCAAGGATGTATGGCAGGCCGCGTTGAAGGTCCTGCAGGCCAGCGGCGACAAGACCGGTTACGACGCGGTGAAGATCGCAGTCACGAAACGCAAAGAGGCCTTGGAGGCAAAACCATGATCATCATCAACTGCGCCCAGGGCAGCGATATCTGGCTCAAAGAGCGCGCCGGCTGCATCACCGCCAGCATGTTCAGCACCGCCCGCTCTAAGGTGAATGGCTTGAACGCCCAGCAGCGTAAGTACGTGGACGCCATGCTGGCTGGCAAGAGTGAAGCGAAAGCTATGGAGATTGCTGGCTACAAGGCAGGCCCCAAAGCTGAAGTCGTTCAGCGCGCTCTTGATGGCGAGACGGTGGGTGAGCCGTCGAATGCGGCGCTGACCTACGCCTTCGAACTGGCAGTCGAGCGAATCGGCGGCGCGCCTCTGGATGGCGGTTTCGAAACTTGGCAGATGCGGCGCGGCCACGAACTGGAGCCTGACGCCCGAATGGAGCATGAACTTCAGACCGGGCTGATCGTCACCCAAGTCGGCCTCGTCAAAACAGACGATGGCTTCTTCGGCGCCAGTGCAGACGGCTTCATCGGCGCCGACGGCGGCAGTGAGTACAAGTGCTTCCTGGCACCCGACAAGCTCCGCGCTTTTCACATCGACAACGACGCCAGCGACGTGATCGACCAGGTGCAAGGGTGCATGTGGATCACGGATCGCAAGTGGTGGCACATCGGGATGTACTGCCCACTGCTCAAACCGGTCGGCCGCCAACTGTGGTGGCGCGAATTCAAACGCGATAACGACTACATCGAAAAGCTCGAAGAAGACCTTTGGGAATTCAAGCTGCTGGTCGATGGCTACGAAAAGCAACTTAGGAGTCAGGCAGCATGAGAGGCGTGAACAAAGTCATCCTGGTGGGCACTTGCGGACAAGATCCTGATGTCCGCTACCTACCAAACGGCAACGCTGTCACGAACCTGAGCCTGGCTACCAGCGAGCAGTGGACGGACAAGCAGACAAACCAGAAGGTCGAGAAGACCGAATGGCACCGTGTCTCGCTGTTCGGCAAGGTCGCCGAAATTGCCGGGGAGTATCTGCGCAAGGGCTCGCAGGTCTACATCGAGGGCAAGCTACAGACCCGCGAGTGGGAGAAGGACGGCATCAAGCGTTACACCACGGAAATCTTGGTGGACATGCAGGGCCGCATGCAGCTTCTCGGCGGCAAGCCTCAGGATGGGGATCAGCGACAAGCTCACCCGCAGGCCAGCGCGGCACGGCAACCGGCGCCGCGCCAGCAGCAGGCGCCTCAACAAAATCAGCAGGCAGCGCCGCCGGATGACTTCGACGACGACATCCCCTTTGCGCCACTCCACCACCTCGCGGGTGCCTGATCATGAGTACCAACAATAACCACTACTGGCACATCCAGCACATCCAGCACATGCGCGACAGCATCGACCGGCTGCTGGCCGCTTCGAAGGATTGGAAGCCAGCAGACGCCGAGCGCGGCGAGGCAACCATCCTGAAGCTGGAAAAGCAGATCGAGCAGGCCAAGGCCGAGATGCTCACCAGCCGATGAAAAGAACAGTGCCACAGCGCCGCAAGCGAGCGGCGCAACACCACCTACCTCCCAGCAGGCTCAAGGAGACCGACCATGGAAAAGACGCCATCAGGAGTCGTAAGCCTTCCCTCATGGATGACCTCGGTAAAGAAGCTCTACAACACTCGGAGCGGCGGCCAGTACCGGCCTGAGGATGTTGCTTTGGTCTTCGCTCTCAGCCTGCGCACCCACAACAGCGCCGACGAGCTCAGAAAGCTTGCCTGGCGCTTGGTCGACAAGGTCTGCTTGGAGCATCAGCCAAACATGAAACGACTGAGCCGCGAGCCGGACGACGCGAAGGTGTTCGATGCCGCACTTCGGATCATCAATCGAGTCTGTGACCTGCTGAACTGCGGGCCCGGCGAGTTCGAGCGGAGTGCTGCGTAATGGCTTTGAATCAGAAGCAGCCTGTCGGAGTCAGAGGCCATCCGCTGAAGACCGTACGGTATGCAAGACAAGTAGAGCGAACCGTTTTCTGGAACGTTGAGTTCGACGATTTTGTCTGGGAAGAGCTTGAGATCCTCCGGAAAGATCGGGAGCGCGCCACTGGAATCAAGTGGGCAATCGACCACATGTATCCGGTGAAAGGCGAAAAGGTTTCAGGCCTTCACACCGCCTCAAACTGGCAACTAATCCCGTCTTGGATGAATAACCAAAAATCTCGCAGACCATGGCTGTGCAACCCGGATGAATGGATTTTGTGCATAAACCGCCCGGTGCTTTTGGCTTTCTGGGGCTGGCGAACCTGGCGGAAGCTGGAAATCATTCAGCAGTATGAGGATGGAATGTATGGCTAAGACACCAGCTCAACGCCAGCAGGACAAGCGCGACCGGGACAAGAAATCGAAGGAGGAGCGCGAGGCCATGCTCTTGTCACGGCGCATCGTCACGGACCTTTATCACAACGATGATGCTGCGCTGAAGCGAGTCATGGCCCGGGCCAAGATCGAAGAAGAGCAGGATTTGATTTCTCGGCTCATTCGCGGCGCTGACCGCATGCCGGATGATCAGCTCAACGATCACATTCGCATTGCGTGACGCGCAGCCGTGACGCTACCCGGCCCCATGCCGGTCACCACGTATAGCCCACCACCAACCTATTCGCCACCGAACTTTCGGAGGCTTTCGCATGGAGTACTGCCATGAGCCCACTCATGGAAAACGAGGTCCGCATCGAGAAGGACTGGCGTCAGGCTGCGATAACCAGCACTGACCGCCAGCTGTATCTCGGGATCGCCAAGCACCTGTCCGAAAACAGCGGGTCCAGCACGTACATGATGTCCAAGGCTCTGGACATACCGAGCGATCGCCTTCGCAAGTATCTCCGGCAGATGGAACAGCGCGGCTATGTGACCGCCGACAGCAACGGTTTCAATAATATCTACTGGAGTCTGAAGCCATGAGCCATCTCACTAAACAGCAACGCTGCGAGCAAGTGAATGAGGCCATCAAAATCATCGCCAGCCATGGCCGCCGGTTCTTCTTTCACAAATCAACCCAGCGCACTGCATTCATGGAAGTCGATAGTCGTGGGAAGGTGTGGTTTACAGACGGCTACAGCCTCAAGCGCGTTTATACCCACGACTCTCCGTTCGGCAACAACTGGATCGGTTTCAGCCACGGCGGCACTCTGCGCCATCTCGTCATCGAGTTCCGCGATTACATCCGCACCGGAAAACAAGTCAGCCCTTGGTATCTCGGTCCTGAGCGTTTCGGCCAAGAGAACATTTGGGGCTATGACGATCACGGAATGAAGGCAGTCCGCGAGCAAGCCGGCCCCCTGCCAGTCTTTCG